CCAGGGATTTGCACTTGGGATCTTTTTCAAAAACGCAGATGGACCAAATAGAGAAGGATGCGCCATTACAAGGCTCCGTAATTAACGTGCTTAATGCCGGTGATAGTTACCACGGCATCCGGTCTAACTTGTTCAACTTCCTGGGCCATCACAGCATCGCAAAGGGCGCGGCAATCTGGGCGATCTGGCCGAGAGTCTGCAGGCCGCTTGGCCCCGGTGTGGTTTGTGTTGTCGTGCCGCCGTAGTGGCCCTGGATCATCGCCATGTAATTCTGTAGCGCCTGCTGTGGGGCGGTACTCTGGTACTGATGTCGTGCCATGTCTCGGTTGATGGTCTCTTGCGTCATCGCCCTTCTGGCAGCTCCCACATCCCCAATCGCAGAAGCCATGCCTAACGGAGCCGACATGATGGATGGATACAGTTGGGCGTAAGTCTTCGCACGATCCTGGGCGGCCTGCTGTGCGCCGTAGGTCATTTCGGCCGCTTTGTTCAGCATTTGCTGGTTTGCGGCGGCGATGGCATTTGCTTGCACAATATCGCCCCTGGAGCCGCCACCCTGCTGATACTCAACCAGGTTCTGCCGAATCCCCGGTAAAACATTTGCCTCCAGTTGGTTCTTCATCTGCCGACCCAGGGCATCCATCATGGGGTTGAAGGTCGCTGTGTCGATTTGACCCGATAGTCCTTTGAGTAGACGGGCTTCTGCCCCGGCTTGCTGCGCGGCGGCTCTCGGCCCCATCGCGTAGCCTAGAACACTATGCTGTGCAGTGGTCTGTGCTGGGTCGAATCCTGCTAGAGTTTCCTTGCCGTAATAAGAGGGAGCGCCTTTGTTATACAGTCCTTTAGCCTGCTCAAACCCCGCTGTCAAATACGGTATTTGCCCTTCCCACGGCTCACTCTTTGCTGTGCTGACTCGTGTTCCGCCGCCCATATTATATTTCTCCTTTTTCCTGCAGTGTCATCTTCCGCCTCCACCTTCTCCGTAACCCGGCTCCTGTAATACCGCCCGTTCTGGATAAACGTGTGGCTGAATAAATTGCGCCGCCGCTGCAGCCTTTGCCGCCGCTGAATTATTTTTTGCTGCCGCCGCTACAGCGTTGTCTATGTTCCTTTGTGCTGCATCCAATCTGGCGTCATAAGGGGCGGAATCTGGAAGCCCCATAGCCCGTTCGGACGCGACTGATGGATCACCCTTTATGACATTGACACTATGTTGTAGTGCGGGAGTTTCCCGTACTAGATTTTGGATAACGTGTTCTCGAACCTGATCTGCCGCTTTCTGCATATGGTGGTCGCCACCGCTACCAACAGAGGTGAATGGGGCAGTGTCAGTCGCTATGGCTATTAACCCCCCAAGCGTGTTGGCTTGATCCCCCATAGCGTTACCAAGAAGTGCGTTCTGCTGCGGAGTCATTGTGATGGGAGTTTCTGGAACCCACCTGACAGGCTGCGAAGCAGTTTTGGTTGAGATTGTTCCCGTTGGGATCGTACCCGTTGAGGCTGTTCCTGTCGGGTAGCCTCCGGTTGAGGCTGTTCCTGTCGGGTAGCCTCCGGTTGAGGCTGTTCCTGTCGGGTAGCCTCCGGTTGAGGCTGTTCCTGTCGGGTAGCCTCCTGCGTGAATACGGGGAGGCTGGTAATTGAAGATGTTGCTGGGGATATTGTTGGGATTAGTCCATGGCTGGAATTGCTCGTGTCCGAATAATCCCCCCGCTGGCATATATCCAGACCAATCCAAAAGTCCGGGTGGGGTGTAATCATGCACTAATTGAGGGTAATACGGGTTTCCAGGCCCGACCATTGACGAACCGCCGCCACCGCCTCCCTCTCCAGAGGGGCTGGAGATAAACGAGTCGAAGTAAGTCCCCCCACCATCCCCGAAGTAGGCTTCGTACTCAGGGGTTCCTGGGAGCACTTTGGTATCGCCCGAGTCGCCGTAAGTCCCGGCGTACAGTGCTGCATCTTCGGCGGCGTGAGCGCGTCCAAAAGCAGCCTTGCTCGTAGCGCCTTTGTCAATCCAGTATTTGGAGTCCCACGCAGTAGGGTCAGACTCAATCTTGGTCCATGCCGCTGCGAGATCAGGACGAGAATCCACATATCTTTCAAAGTCTGACGACGTGTATTTACCGGCCCCAAACTTGGCGTATCTTTCAGCCGTACTTTCTCCACCACCACCCATTATCGAGTCCTCAATTTTTTCGTGTACACGATGTAACTGTCTTTCCAATCAGTCAGTATTTTTTTCCATCCCTTTCGTCCCCAGGCTTCCAGAGACTCGCAGCCCATTTGGAGGGCGAACTCTTCTACTTTAGGGAGGGAACCAAACCATCTATCCATCTCCGCGCCGCCAATCGCAATAATGCGAAGGATTTTCTTTCGCGGATATGGGATTATTTGTGTCACCATTGCGGCGATCACTTCCTTCTGCCGGACAGCAACCCAAAGCTGCATATCGGCCAACTTCAAAAACTCTAAAAAATCTTCTGTCGCCAGCTCCCCCTCGGAATGGGGCTGGGCTTTTTCCAGCAGATCAGAAACGTGGGGCCAGAAATACGGTACATCCCCCGGCGCTATCAGGGAGACTAAAGTTTCGTCCAACTTGACCCGTCAAACCAGTAGATGCCCGCACCGCTGCCGGGATCCCAGGACGTACCATCCGCATATTCCAGTTGCCCATTCCTGGGCTTGTCGGGCGCAGCAAAAGCCTCCTCCAGCCGGAGTTTGGAAAGGTTGAACACCACCTCGCCAAGTCGATTGAGTTCGTTGGTCAGATAGACCGGGAGGTCTTCTGGATTTACCGGAGGCGGTCCCGGCTGATACCGGGTGACGGATTTAAACTTTTTACTGTCAGCTATGGCCACGGCTGCCTCTTCGACCGGCGTTTTCTACCTCAAACGTCAATCCTGAGAGTTTCCAATGCGTGTCGGCAGTGCTTTCGATTTTGACGCCGTACAATTTGCCTGTTGCCCGGCACGAAACTTTAGACATCGTATCGGGGTTGAACGTGAACGGCCCTTCCCAACTTACGGCTTCCTCGGTGGACATCTGAGTCCCGACATAAACATTCACAGTGTCCGCGTTCAAAATTTCCATCTTGGGCCAGATGGCCTTGATGTGTTTGACTGTGGATTGATCGGGCGATCCTTCAGCCGTTAGCGACATCCCGGTACGCTCGATAAACGCCGTCATGTTTGCGGTGTTTTCCTTGTTCCCGCTGCCGTCCCGGTAAATCTTTGTGGCGACCGGGGAAGCAAACACCAACACATCCTCGAACTTATCGAAACTCATCGCCCAGCGTCCATCAGCGGAATCCCAGCTCCCTGTGGCCGCTGTCCAGGTGCTGAACGAGGTGGGATCATCCACAACCCCGGGAGTAATATGTGCCAGTTCCGGCAGATCCCGGATGGTGAATGTCTTGGTTGTGTAATTGAATACGACCGCTTTGTCTATTTGGTTGTTCGCAGAATCCGCTGAGACAAAACAGGACAAAATCTCATTACGCCCGAAGTCGGTCACAACAAATGAGCGGTCAGCATATTCCCCGTCGATCACGTTGAACATCCAATCCTTCAGCTCCGTGGGGAGAATCGGTGTCACCCGTTGACCGTCATTGATGTACAAATCATCGACCCCGAGAATGAAGTGGCCTCCGGGGAACTCAGCCACACAGTTCTTCGCCATCACACCAATAGGCGCAACTTTACGGAACGAGAAGATAAACGGGATTCCGACGTAGGACATCTGGTAGACGGAGCCGGAAAGGTAAATCTGGAATGTGTCTCCGAGTTGGAGGCCGTCCCGAATGACCTCTGAGGCCGAGTCGTTCAGTGGGTATTCGCCCGCATCATTCGTGCTCACAGACTCGTCCCATGAGCTGGGGACAGTCTGCGTGGCCGCCTCGGTAGACCACTTGACCAGGACCGGGTAATTTACCGACGATTTTGTTACGTTCAGCGAGATCAAAAACGACTTGAACGACTTCATCACCCGGCACTCGGTAGAGGCGGGCCAGTTGGTCAAGTCAGCCATCTTGGTCGAGGTAGAGGGCAGTCCAGAAGTCAGCGCCCAAAACTGGGGGTCATCGTTGGGGTTCACCATAATCAGGACGCCGCCCAAAATGGTAGAGGACCACCCCTCCGCTGCGGTTGCGGAGTAGTCTACGTCGCTACCGGCGCTCTGTCGCGTGATGTTCGTCCAGGATGTGCCGTCGTGGACGTAGATTTTTGCCGTACCCCCGACAATGAAATACTTGCTCGATCCGGCCTCAAGGTAAGTGATGTAATACGGCGCAACAGGACAGGTCGCCATGACCTCTGCATACCCTGGGATCTTTTCGATTGAGCCATGCCATGCGCGGACATTGTTTCCGTCCGACCAGGCATTTTGTGGGAGCTGCCAGGGGGGGATGTCTTTCCAGATACCCACTTCCCCGACATTTTCCATTGCGACTAAAGCCATTCGTTAATGTCCGGTTAAATGGCCGGTTAAATGGCCGGTTTAATGGCGTGATTATTCGCGGCAATCCCGCCTTTTCGATGACCTGTCATCACAAATACCTCACATGGTAAGGATCAACCTCTGCATCAGGAGCCGTGGGCCAACCCCAATAGGTCTTATCGACAGTACGATCAACCGTTTCAGTCTCAGGGCCAATCGTTTCCACGCCTTCATCGTCGTATGTGGAGACTTTGCGTTCCTCCTGTACCTCATGGTTCTGGAAGTTTTTTATTGCGTCCAGAGAGGCAAAGGCTTCAATTCCCGCCTCCAACGCATTACCGTGTCGCCTGACTTCTGAGCGGTAGGTTTTCCACTCATCCGACATCGCAGTTCCACCGTCAGCCTCGCGGATCACCCGCCAATCTGAGGATGAGAGCAATGCGCCGACATGGGCTTTAATCTTCGCAATCAAGTCTGCCTTGAGGTCATCGACATTCTTTTCCGTCGTGTCGTAGGAGA